AACTATGTATTATTGGTATATCAGGTACTGTTGCTATTGCTTTACCGTCTCCATAAAATCCATCTTCTTCTTTACCTTCAAATATTAATTTCTGCAAAGCCTCTACAGCTGTTGCTTTTTTTAATTTCATTTAATTTAATTTAATATCCGTTGTTAGCTATAAAATCACTACTAACATTAAATAATTCTTTTTCTCCTCCGTTATTTGTAACTGTGTCTGTAGCGATTGTAACTGTACCTACAAAACCTTTAATACCAGCCATGTTGTTATAAGTTACGGGATTATTATTTTGATCAACAGTGCTACCTTGCGTGTTAATTTCACCCGGCATAGGTGAACTATTATTAATAAGATTAGCTACATACTTATTTTCTTTTCTATTAAACCCAGCATAGAAAAATGGCGGAACAGTTGCGTTTGGATATTCATTACCTGCTGAATCATATTGACCTTGAGTATAGCTATATACTTGAGCAGTAGTATCTTGAAAATTTATCCAGTTTGTATTTGTTGTAACTGTATTTTCTCCTGTTAAATCAGAAACAAAAGAATTAATTTGCCAACCATTTGTCCCTTCATATTCCACTGTTTTAAATGTTTTTGATAAACTTGGGTTAGCATTAAAAACAAAAGTTATAGAGGTAGGTTTTATAGTTTGACCTTCATTAGAGTAAAATAAATTTCTATTTACACTATTAGAATAATGCTGATATAAACTACCAAACTTTGTGCTATAAAACTTATTGTTCAAGCTAAACATTAATTCTGGTTTATATGTAAAAAAGCTAGTCCAACCTTGAACAAGATTATCAAATGCTAATGTTTCATAACCTCCTTCTAAAGTATCTGCTTGCGCTCCTGGTTCTTGTGTTGAAACTACATATTGTTTATTATGTATATCCCAACCACCTATAATTCTTCCTGCTACTCCACCTATTGTTATACCTGAACCTAATCTATCTCTAAAATAATCTATCATATTAGCTCTAGATATTTCAACTAAACCTCCAGATAATTTTAAAACAGTTCCACTATTTTTATCAGTAAAATATTTATCTGTTCCGTATACTGCAAAACTTGTAGGATCATTACTTATACCATATTTACCAGCGTAAGGTTGTATAGCACCAATAACAAGGTTAGCACTTGTAACAGTTCCACCACCTTCAGCACTATATATAGCGTCTTTATCTATTAAAGCTCTGCTTATTTTTAATTCTTGAAATATGTTTAAATTAGTATCTTCTGCATAAAGTTTTTGTATAGATCCGTTAGCTGGGTCTACAGATTTAACTATGTTGTCGCCAACTGAAAATACATTTGTATTATTTACACCTGTTCTAGAGTTGAATATACCTGAATATATTAAAGAGTTTCCACGTCTAGATCCATTAGGTTCTTCTTCTACTAAATACGCTTTAGCACCAAAAGATACGGATGTGTTATTGTAACCACCATTAATTCTAGATTCTTCTATAACCCAATTCACTGGAACATCTGCAGCAGATATAGGATAACCTCTTTTAGATGCGGGTATACCCATAGAGCCATTCCAAGAAGGTATTTTTCCATAATTAGGACCCACTGCTGGAGGAGTGGGGGCGGTAATTTCCTGGTTCACTTTCTTTAGAAGAAATGTATTGAAGTATTTAACCTCTATTATAGCAGCCATATTATTAGTATTACTTGTTTTTATCCATTATTACAATCCGTTACAAGTGTTAAATGGATCAGTGTCGTTTAATGCTAGTTTAGTAAATTTAGTACCTAAACTATTTTGAGTATAAGTAGTGTCTTGAGCACATACGTAATTACCTGAAGCACTTGGTCCCACAGGAGTTGTATCAAAAAATCCTATATTTCTTTGCTCACCCTCACAATCAGTGTAATTAAGTGATATAAAATCACCACTATTAGTCCATGTATATTTCCAAGTATAACAAGGTGTTCTTTGTATTACTAAATTAAAATTACATGTATCAGTTAAACCGCCAGCATCCTCTACAGTAGCTACACAAGCATATGTGCCATCGACCATACTGTTAGGAGTGTCACCTCCATTAAAATTACAACTTACATTCCAGTATTGATTAACTTGTGATTGTACTATTTGCACTGCACCTGTTCCTTGTGGGCCATAATCTACGCCGTCTTTAATAACTGTAAGTCTCCAAGTTAAATCTTTCCATCCTTGAGGATTTGATACTCCTACTCCAAAAGCAGCTCCGTTTGTAGCTTGAAGAACTTTAAAAGTTCCTAATGTATTTACACCATTACCAGTTCCCGGGACATAAATAGGAGGGTTACCACATGTACTACCTAAAATTACAGGAGCTAAATTTATTAAAGATACTGGTTGTTTTGTAATAAATGTCTGAATACCATTGTAATTGATTTCAAATTTAAAAGAATACGTATCTGTAGTAGCATGTTGATTGCTATAATAAAAAGAGTCTTGAACTTTTACATTATACTTGTTTCCATCTCTTACTAAATTAAATACCGCTGTTGCACTAGCTCCTTCATTGGTACTAGTAATTACATTGTTATTAAAATCTCTAACTTCTGATAATTGAAACTGAGGTGGATTTGTTGCGGCATATGTGATATCATTACCAAATTGATTTAATATAGGAAAATCTGATGAACACATTTCATCATTACCAGCAGCTCCTGGAACAAGTCCTTCATCAAAATCATTAGTGTTAAAACCAAATGAAACACCTTCAGCAGTACCACCAGATATTGCTTGATTTAAATCAGTTACTAAACCAGCTGTGCTTGTTTCCCAAAATATATCTAAATTAGATTCCACAGGATCTGTTTCCATAACAGCTAACTGCGGCATTGTAACCCATCCTAAATAAGCGGCATCAGGTGTTGGTGTAAATGTTAAAACATTACCCGCTGTAGTACCAGCTGTATTTTGATTTAACTCTACTATACGATAAAGACCACCTCCAGTAACACCAACAACTATAGTTCCTTCTGGTATTCCTGGTCCAGTAACTGTTTGTCCAGTTACTAAGGCTGCTGTCCCTGGTTGTAAAGATATTGAGTTAGTAGTAATATTAACAATATTATTAGCGGTAGGAGCTGCAGAATTAACTGTTCCAGTTACAATATTCGCAGCAACACCAAATTTTCCAGAAGGTGTATTTATTCTACCAATTAAAGGATTTGAAATAACATTGTAAAAATCAGCACTACCAACATAACCTGTTTGAGATATACCGTTAAACATATCATTGTCTGTGGCTATTGCGCTTACAATAGGAGCAATAGCTCCTGGATAATACTGGGTATTATTTTCCCAAACATTAACGCTTGGTAAATTTTCTACTCTTCCATGTAATACAACACTACTTCTAAATTGTTTTTGTTCTGGTCCTACTTCTATTAAATCTCTAGGAACTTTATTAATATTATCATTAAATAATACAGCGTGAGATGTTTTACCTAATTCTTTAGTTGGATCAGTAGGATAAGCAGCCATCACACCAGGTAAATATACATTGTAGTATTCTTGTTCAGTTTGTTTTACAACTACTTTATAAGAGTACCAACCTAATGGATTATAGTCTGCACTAGTAGGATCACCATTATATATACCTGTTGTACCACCAGCTATAGGACTATTAAATAAAATTTTTAAAGAGTTTCCAGGAAAAGATAAAGCCTCTACACTTGAAGCTAAGTATCTTGAAAAAACAGTAGAGCCTAAATAAGATTCATTATTAAATTTAACAGAACTATCTCCATCTGCTAATATAACTGTAGATTGTCTACCAAACTTGTCTGATAATACTATACCTACTTGATAATTTCTATTTTGTTTTAATGAGTGGTTAGGATATTCTATCTTACTTGTTGTGTTTCTTACATTATTAGGTGCTGTAAAAGTAAGAGTTGAACCCGCGGGTATAACCACATTATTAGTATTAACAGATAATTCAATTGTAGTACCAGTATTTGCAGCAATAACAGTGTTGGCTGGAAGTGCTCCAACTACACTTGATGTAACTATATAGCCGTTCGTCCATGATCCTACAGGAGTAGCGATAACTATACTAGTCCCAGCCACTGTGTTAGCGGGTATTATATTTGTATTAGTAGTTGTTGCTGTTCCTAAACTAAAATCAGATTTTGGACTAACAGCTACGTTGTAATCTATACTATTTGGAGGAGTATGTTTATCTAAAAAATTACCATATACAACTCTATTACTTATAATTTCTTGAGATAAAGCTTTTACAGGTACCTTGTCATATGTTCTTGTTGTTTCACTAGAAGGTAAAACTTTATAAGGTTTTGTAGACTGATATTCATATTCAAAAACACTAGAATCACCAAATGTTAAACTAGCGTTGTTTGCTAAACTTTGAGGAGTAGATAAAACAAGAGAATCTGGATTTGTAAAACTTACTACAGTAGGATTGTTAACTATACCATCTCCACTAACTAAAGCACCTACTTTAATAGATCCACTAACATTATCTATAAGTACAGTTGTACTAGTAGTTGTAGCGCCGTTTACATCTGCTCTACCATATCCACCTTTAACTCTAGATATTGGAATTGTTTCAACAACATTAATATTGTTTGAAGTAGATTCTTTATACAATATATCTATATCTGTTATTTTAAAAGTTTTATTTAAATTACTAGAAGTTGCTGGTAATGGTATTCTTAATATTATTTTGTTAACTTTATTCTCCATAAACTCAACAACAGTACTTCTATAAGTATCTTCTTCATCTTGAACATCTAGTATAGGACTATTGTTTAAATCACCAACACCTGCTGTAGCACTTTCTTCATTTACTTTGTATCTAAAATAACCATCTTGTTTTGGTATAAAACATTCTTGAGTAAACGGTGACATTATAGAGTATTCACCATTTTCAAACTTATATCTATAAGCAAATCTTACAAATAATTCTTCTAAATAATCTGAATCACCATTGTAATCAATTTGATAATAAGGATTGTAATTAAATATAACAGTTGTGCCACCGTTTATACTATATGTAGGAGATGGCGTTGTAACTCCCAATTGAAACCAAGTGTTGTTAGTTCCTGACACAGATGTTACTGTTTGGTTAGTTTGAAAGAACTCACCGTCTTTAATATAAGCTATAGTAGCACCAATAGGTAAATCACCCTTATAACCTGCTCTAGAAATATTCATTGTATTTCCACCGGCATAATTGTTTACTGTAGTTCCTTCCCCACCATCAGGATAATATCTACTTACAACATCATACATAGATGTTTCATAATCACTTGCTGTATTAGAAGCAGGTCTATATAACTCTATTGGTTGATAAGGATTATATTTAGCAACAGATATTTGATCTTCAGTTGTGTAATATACTGGATTAGCACTGTTATTTGTATTAGCTAAACTTACATTTATAACTCTTGGTTGATTTCTATTATCAGTAAAAAATAATAAATCTTCTAATATATTAACACCAGTTATTGGAAATAAAGTAGAAAAATTTAAAAAATCACCATTAACTAATATAGATGCTGAGGTAGTGTTTGCGTCATATACTACTATGTAAGAAGTTTTACCCGATCCAGCTGATCTTTTGTAAGCAGAACCTGTGTTATCTGTTAAAAATAAAAAAACTCTATTGTTTATTTCATCAGTACAGTAACCTATAGAAAATAAATTATCATTATTGGTTAGTTCTCTAAAATCAAAAGATAAAATATTACCTAAAACATTTTCTAAAGCACCTACATTAGGACCTTCAGATCTACTGACCTGAGCATTTATTGCATTTCTATATTCATCTTTAGGTAATAATCGATCATCAAGATCTTTATTCATTCTACCTTTAATGAAATTATTGGTTACTTTTGCCATTAAATTTTAGTGTTTAATCCATTTAGATTGACCTCTCATTACTTGAACTATTTCTTCAAGTTTAATATTTGATAATCTTATCTTAGCATTTCTTAATGCTGCTCTTCTATCTTTTTTAAATCTTGCCACAATACCTTCAGGAACACCGGCTCTACCAGCTAATAAGTTATATGATATACTCATATACATGGCTTCTTCAGCCATCTTAGGTACTCTAGTGTCTAAATCATAAGCAAGTCCATCAGATATGTATTCTAATACAATTAATCTATCTCTTAGGTTGCTAGAAAAAGTAAACTTACCTTCTCTTTCATTTATACCAAACCATCCATTAGTGTTAGAGTATTGAGGATCTATTCCATATAATCTTCCCCAATTCCATGGACCAGAACCAAAATCATTAGAATACCATCCATAAGCCCATTCATCTTGTAAATATAAAGCTTCTTCATTTAATAATCTATTAGGATTAGTATCTCGCCATCTTTCTATAGTTATTGATGTTCCTTCTAAATCTTCACCAAAATTATCTTGAGTTGGCACTCCTGATTCATCTTGTAATAATTTAGTGTAAGGATTTATAGTTAGATTATTATTAGGGTATAAAGGTCTTTTTACCCCATGAGCATCTATCCAAGACAATGCTACATAATTAACATAGTCTTGAGGCATAATTAAAGATAAATTATCTGGAACAGTAAGTTCTTGGGATTTAATACTTTTTAAAGTATCATAACTAAATTCTTGCAAAGATCGTTTAGCAAAAAATAATACATCTGATTTTTTAGCAGTTTGAAGTATTTTTCCATCACCTACATAACCAACCATGTAATTATCTATTATATCTCCTAGTTTTATATATTGATAGCTACCATAGTTTTCTTCTACCGCATCGCCAACCGCTTCTTCCGCTGGAGTATTAGCATACTGACCACCAGTTAATATTTTTAATTGTACAACTATATATAAGTTGTTAGCAGGATACGGAGCAGCAAATGTTATATTATTTCCAACTACAGAATATTGTAAAACGTACTCAGTCCAACTACCTGGAAAACCTGTAGTACTAGTATATATTTTAAAATTATTTAAAGCATACTCTGCTACTGCTGGATTCCAACTACCATATACAAGATCAGTATCAAATGTAGTAAGAATTGTTAAGGCGTTACCTGTTCCTCTAAAGCCTTGTGAGCCTTGATAATATTGTTGGTTAGTTTCTGTTATTTGTGCCATTATGATTTTTCATTTTGTGAAACTGACATTGCTTCTTGTTCAGCAGTTTGTATTATTGTAGGATCGTTTATTATTATACCACAATATTTTAATACCTGCGTTATAATATTAGTTTGTTCTGAAATATCTAATTCAAAATCAGTAGAAGTACCAGCATTGTATATATATTGACCTAAATTACCAGTAGTAAAACCCCAAACAGGAGCTGTAGGAACAGTTAAGCAATTTATAATTAAAGCGTCTGGATTAGGAGATACTCTTACTATTAATGAACCTGCATTATTAGTAGTGTAACATATAGGATATTGATTGGTAGGACTAGTTAGGTTAGATCTTGTAATTAATTCATAATCTTTTTTACTAGTTAATTGAGTTATTTTTCTTCCGCTATCTTTAGGTATCGAATTATATTGAGAAATTATTTGGCCTAATTTGTAGATAACATTCGTAGTGTTATTTTGCCAAGCTGTATTACCCCCAACATAAGTAAAAGCTATATCCTGTTCAAATGGATATAACTTATAAGCTGTATCTTTAAACATGTTAAAGAACTCTGTGTCATTCTGTTGATTGTTTTGATTATATCTATTAACTTGATTTCCGTCTGGAAAATAAGCTTGAAATATTTCATTTTGTACTTGAGCAGCAATACTATTAAACTCTGATGGAGTAACATATCCTCTTTGTTCTTTGTTTAATATGTACAAGACTGTTGTGTATACTGTATTTATATTTACTGCCATTATATTTTTTTTATTATAATACAGAGGTGACAAAATGTCACCCCTCTATTATTATCACTTGTTAATTGAGCTTTTTATCTATAGATTTATAAATTTCTACTCCCTCATCTGTTTTTAAGAAAGCAGCAAAAGCTGAATAAGGGTTTTCATCAAAAGGAACATTCATTAATTTCCTGTCATTTGATCCCCAAGAGAACGTTCTTTGATCTTGAGATAGCTTTATTACACCTAGTTCTCTAGCTTTAATAGCAAAATTTCTCAATTGTACATTCTCATCATTAGCTAATGCAATAAATAATTTTGGATTATTTTTTGCAAACAATAATAAATCTCTTTTAATTTCTTTAGAGCTCATATTATTTACTTCAGAACCTTTTTCAACTCTCATTATAGCCTCAGCATGATCTATGTCTATATTTCTAGCCGCGTTTAATGCTTCTATTTCCATTTCTAAATCATGTAGCTCATCTTTAGCTTCTTGTACCGCACTAAACTCTTCATATATCTTATCTTTTAAAGGGTGATATAAAGAAAGTAGTTTTTGTAAATTCTGTTTATGTTTAGGTACTTTTAAAAAACCGTCTCTAAAAATTATATGACCCATCGTTGCTTCACCTTTTTGTTCATCAACTAATGGTGAATCTTGATTGGTTGCATATCTTATTTCTCTTTGTTTTCTTGTAGTCTCGTCAAACCAAAGTAATGCATGTTTTTTTGAATGCTTACCTGGTATTGTTAAAGTTAAAGGAGACTTACCTTTTAAATAATAAACTCTATCTTTTACTTCCCATTTAGGGTCTTGAGGTTTTTTAACCTCTACTTTTTTTTCATTTTTTGACATAATATAATATAATTAAATAGTTAATAATAATTACCCCGCCCGAAGACGGGGATAATTATTTAAATTTGGATTACTATAATCCTTGGAATAAAACGAAGTTGTTAGCAGCTTGAGTTACTAAACATCTTTCAGATAGGAAGTTAACTTCCATAGCATCAAGAGTTGAAGTAAATGCACCACCAGCAGCACCAGTTAACCATGATTTCATTCTTCTGTCGTCACCTTGAGAAGCTCTATATCTTACGTGTAAGAAAGGTCTTCTAATGTTAGTACCTAAGATTTGATCATAAACAGTACTTGTTCCAGCAGGAACTAATACACCTTCAATTGAATTTGTACCAACGATAGCACCTCTAGTAGAAGCATCGTTTAAGTATTTCCAATCAGTTTTATAGAAGTCATAAGAACCTCTTCTAAAACCAGAGAAGCCTAAGTTAAGTGCCATTTCTTCTGAATTTTCGAATAAACCGAAAGCAGTACCACCAGCGAAACCACCAGAGATAGAAGCTAACATATCATCAAAATCAAGAGATGTTTGTCTCTGTAAGAATAACATGTTTTCTTCAATAGCTCCTTGAGTATCTAAGTTTTTAAGAATAGCATCAAATTCATCAAGTCCTGCAGCCGCTGTGAAACCAACGTTTACATTACCTCTGTCTCTAATAGCAGCAAATAAACCTTGCGTACCTGGTAAAAGAGCAGCTCTATAAACATCTGCTCCACCAATTGGATTAGCGTTTAATTCACCTTCTACCATTGCCATTTCTAAGTAATCCTCAAATCTTAATCTAGTTTCAGACTCAGCTTTTAAATACCAAAGGTATCCAGAAGCACCATCTTCAGTAGCAACTTCAACCCAACCGATTTGTGCCATATCAGATCCAGTAACAACGTACTGATCTCTTATAATAACTGGTGAGTTAGAAAACTGCGTGAATGAAGGATCAACACTTACTCTAGAAGCTGAATTACCAACACCTGTACCAATAGTTGTTCCTTTTCCATAAGCAGAACCGTAAACAAACATTTTTACAGCACCAGTTGCACCACCACCAGAAACCGTGATTCCTTGTGCAGCAAAACTTGTAGCACCAAAAGGTTGTACTGTTACGTTTCCAGCAGCTGGAGCAGCACAAACAATACCTTTTGCTTCAGAACCATTAGGATCTAAAAGTACAACAGTATCATTTTGTGATATAACGTTAATAACGCTAGCACCAACTGGAATTGTAACAACCGATTGATTGTTAGCACCAGCAGCTGCAGCTACACCACAGTTGTCATAGGATATATGTAATCTATTTTGTTCAGACCAGATTACTTGATCTGAGGTCATTGGCATTTCTGCACCAACCATTCTCAAAAAGCCAGATAACGTTCTGTTTCCATAACGCTCTACTTCTTGTTCGTAAATTTCTGGCAAATATTGTTGCGCAAAGTCATTCGCTCCACCGTTAAAAGCTAAATAAGCTGAAGGTGTTGGAGTTTGAATCGGACTTGGAATAATACTACCAAATTGTGGAGATAAACTCATAATTTTAAATTTTTAATTAGTTAAATTTTCTTTTTTTGATTTTCAATTTAGAAGAATCAGCTCCAGAAACAGATTTAACTTTAAAGCCGTTTACAAAAACCTCACCCTGTTGGGTTCTAGCTTTTATAGGTGATAAATTTTTAGACTTATTCACCACGTCTTTAACTGCATCTGCTTTTCCTTGCTCATAAAAATGAGACGCGATTCTATCTACATTTTCAGCCGCATAAATTGCTTTGTGATAACCAGCCGCATCAGTAACATTACCTTCATTGTCTAAGAACTTCTTAACTAAATTATTAATGTTGGATTGGTTTTCAGCAACTTTATCTACATCCTTTATATTGTACTTATATTTTTTATCTCCCACCGATATATCGAAACCTTCGAAATTTTCATTGAAAAGTTGTTTTGTATTTTCCTGGAATGCTTTATGTTGTTGCTCAGCTATTTCTTGCTGCTTGTTGTATCGATTGAAAAAGTCCATAGCTTTTTGCTGATCCTGAGTTACGCCGGTTCTCAACTTGATTTCGTCGTAATATTTATTCTTAGTTTCTTCTAAAAAGTTTTTAGCTTTTGCAATCTCCTCTTTTTTAGCGAGTTTTTTCTTTTTGACGTCACGCTCTTCGTCAATTTCTGTATCGAAATAAAATTTATCTTCCATGATAAAATCTATTTCTTCAGCATCTAAATGTGGTTTAGTCTGCTTATAATATTCTTTTAATAAAGTAGTATCATCTACATTAGTATAATCAGCGTTTAATCTAGTGTAATCTTCTATTGTTCCACCAGTTTCTTCCATAAAATTAACTAATTTTTCAATGTTTTCAGGTAATTGTTTACCTAATACTTTTTCATCTCTAATAGCTTCTTTTACTTCTGCTTCTACTTTTTTAACTTCTTCAGTTACTTCTTTGATCGGAGAAAACCTTTCAATAGCCTCGTTGGACTCTTGTACAGGTTCTCCCACCTCTGCGCTATCTCCGGATGGTTTTTCCACAGGTATCTCCTTTGTTTCTCCGATTTGAATGGCATTATCTTCTTCTTTAAGTGCTTCCTTAGGTATTGTAACCTTAGTAACATCGTTAGGTATTTCTACTAATGGTTCTTTAAAATTAACTTTTTTAACCTCTTGTTTAACATCGCCTAATTGTTTAGGTTTTTTAGGTTTTGATTTTATTTTAAAGTCACCCTCCTGTTTAACAGGTTCATTTGTTTTTAATTCTGACATAATATAATATAATTAAATAATTAATAAATTAAACGCCTAGCATTGAGCCAGCAACGTCTGTTTCTTCAAAGTCTATAGGTTGTAAATCATTTTTTCTTTGATCTATCATTTTACTTTGTTGCGTACCTTCCATTTTTATACGCTTATCTTTACGATCTTCTATTCTTGATTCTTTAGCCTGCATTGCCTGCATATCCATCTGCTTTAATTGCATATCATACTGGAATTGAGCTTGCATTTTTTCCTGCTCTATCTGTGCAGCTGTTTGCATACGTTGAATCTCCATTTGAGATCTTGCTTGTTCATATTGAACTTTGGATCCAGAAATAGCTTCTTGTTTTTGAACTTCTGCTAAACCTATTTTTTCAGCTGCTTCAGCTTGAGCTTCAGATTGAGCTTTGGCTTGAGCCATAGCATTCTCTTGATCTTGCTTACCTTTAGCTTTACGTTTTACTTTTAATAACTGATTAGCTAATTTAAGATTTTTTATTTGCCTTAAATCTATAGCATCTTCTAAATCAATACCACCTTGCTGTAAAGCAACTTGAATATTTTGCTCTAATTGAGCTTGCTGTTCTTCATCTGGTTCTAATTCTAAATATATACCAAAGTCATGTAAATTTAAATTCTGTATTTCAACTAAAGTATTTACATTATAATTAGATATATTATTCACTAAAGATTCTGCTGTAAGTGGAAACTCTAATGCATCAGCTATTTTTAAAGCAATATTTTCAGCTATTCTTAATGTTATATATAAACCACCTTGTTTAATATGTCTTGTAGCAACATTAGAAGCGTTAGCAGCCATTTTTTGTAACCCAACCAGTGTTTGCTTATCTGGTGTAGTTCCATCTCTAGCTTCATTTAATCCGGTCACATCTCTTATCATTTGTAAATAATACTGATATGTACTAATTAAACTTTGTATTTTACCTTGACCAGAACTAGCTGTTAATTCTTGAATAGGAACTTTACCTGGATTCATATCACCATCTTGAGTCAACGATCTACCTACAATAGAACCAGTTTGGAAATACATGTTTAATGCTTCTGCTGGATTATAATTAGTTCCATTACCTAAATCTACTTCAGCAAGACCATCCATGTCCAAATACACACCATCTGGAACCATCTTTGACATCACTTGTTGTAATTTTAAGTGTGTTAATTGAATCATATCAGCAAATCCTATACATTTACTTACTAAAGATTCTATTCTACCTTTATACATACGAGGCGCACAGATAGCATAGTTCATTTCTACTTTAGTGGTATCAGACATAGGTCTAGACATATTTTGAGCAAGTTCCCACTTTAACATAGTATCTGTTCCTAATACTTTAGCTCCACTGTATAAAACTTCTATACTTCTACTAACTCTTTCGTATCCATCATTAGGTGGTGGATTGAATTGATCAGTTTTTTCTAAGGCTTTTTGTAATCCTTGTTCTGTTTGTTTTATTTTAAAAACCTGATTATGATAGGTTTTATAATCAAAATACATTACTTGAACAGTATTTTCATCATAACTACCCCAACCTGTAATATAATTTCTATTTCCAGGCATTTTTTGTATTCTTTCTAATTCTTCATTAGATATATTAGGAAATTCTTTTTTAAGTTCAGGTATTGTAATAGACTTTATTTCTCCAACATAATATATATCTTCAAAATTAGGATCTTCTGTATATGAATAAACCATATAAGCTGGATCTACGTAGTCAACTGTTATACCTTCAGCTGTATTAAAGTTTGTTTTACAAGCTGCAATTCCACAAACAGTTAAATCCATGTTTAACCTACGTTTTGTTAAATCATATTTATTGTGGTCCATAACAGAAGATATAGCTTCTTCTTCAGCTATTTCTACACTTTGCTTATATGACAATTGCATGTGAAGCTCAAGTTCTTCTGGAGTTTCTGGTAATACCTCAGGGTTTTTACTTTGATATAAATTAATTCCCAATGATTGTTTTAATGCATCAAGATATTCTCTAGCCAACATATCTTCTTGTATCTTAGCAGCGTATTCAGTTCTTTTCTTTACTGAAGAAGGATCTTGAGCGTAAGCTTTAATATCATATGTTTTAGCAGATATACCATTAACAACAATATCTACAAATTTAGATAATATAGGAACTGGTTTCCAGTCTAAATTAAGATAAGACAAATCACCATTAATAGATAATTCATCTTTGTATTTTTGTATACTTTGTTCCCCACGAGCATAAAGTCTTAATTGGTGAAATTGATTCCAATTAGTTAAATACCTATTTCCATTAGTTCTTCCTGTCTTAAACCACTCATATTCTATGGCCATAGCAACTTGACTTCCATATTCCATACTTGCTTTTTCAGCATCACTCACTACTTGACTAGGGAAAGCACTATTGGTATTAGTATATATATTCATTAATTTATAATTTTTGATAAAGTTCCTTTATTGTTGTATTTTTTTATACCTAGATCAACAGCTTTTAATTCTCTCTTGTTAACAGGTGAATACCTGTGTTTGTTACAAGCCATTAAAGCTAAACCTGAACTAATTGAAGCATCATGAGTTGTTCTATTATTTATATTAAATCTAGACCAATCTTCTAATGTTCTTTGAAAATACATATCTCCATAACCTACTTCTTTTAATCCTACAAAATGCTCTATATAGGTTTCAATAGCAGACGCGTGAGCTTGTTTAATGTCTTCGCTTGAATTAGGTATACCACCTATTTCTCTTTCTGTAACAGATAATTTATTTCTTCTCTTATCTGGTCTATTCATAGCAAAACCCCTGTAACCTCTACGTTTAAAATAATAAAGTAGTCTAGGTTTATTGTTTTCTGCTAATAGTGGCATTCCATAAAATACGCATGCCATAAGTACATCTTCAAAAAATATTTCAGCAGTTTGTGGACGTGCTATATATTCTAAGAAAAAATGATTAGGTGGAACTTCTTCCATGCTAAATTTTGTTAAACCGTGTAAAGATCCATTAGATCCTCTTTTATCTACAGTTCCAGATATATCATATGGGTCACATCCAAAAGCACCACAATGCTCATTACCAGGATAATTAATTCCATTTTTTAAATATCTTTTGTTTTGAAGATGCGTAGGTGGAACCCACGTTACTAAAAATCTTCCTTGATTATTTGGAACAAATATAACTTTTGTGTCTTTATGACCATTTTCCCATTGAAAACTACCTTTTGTAACACCTAATGTATTTTTTAAATCTTCATTAAAATCTATCTGTTGATATATTTTTGTAAGATTAAATAATGATGATTTAGATTCATCTCTAAAAGCGTGCTTAGTAGTTCTTGGAAATTGTCTATAAAATTCATTTAAGCCATCTTGATCTTCTTTTAATCCTTCCACCTCATTCTCCCAGTATTCAACAACTCCGAGTTTAATTGGTACTCCATGAGGTCCAAACACTTTTCTTTGTGGGGTGTCGAATACAGGCATCCCGTAAGAATCAATGTATCCTTCGTAATTCCATTCCATAGGAATGAACAAAGAATATAGTCCTGAGCGAGTCTGTCCATTGCTGTTTCTTTTCGTAACATCTGAATCATCGTATAGTTTTTTAAAATTTCTACCTCCTTTATCTAATGCGTTAGATGTTGATCCCATCATACATTTACCAATAATCCTACTACCAAGTCTTAGAGTAGTTTTTGTAACCCTCCAGTTATTTAAAATATTGTTTGGTCTTTCCCATTTACCAGATTCATCATGTACTAATAGTTTTAGTTTTTCACCATCATAACTATTGTCTCCTGTGTTTTTCCAGTCAATTGTTGTGTCAAGACCTTGTAATTCTATATCATCACTTCCTGATTCTATACTTTTTCTAGTAAATTTAGAAGCTGGTACTCTATATGCTAGTTCTGTTTTAGGTCGATCCATACCATCTTGAATCGGTTTAAAAAAGAAAGGATAGTTTACGGATATTGGTACTACCTTGTCTGTAAACATTTTTTTAGCATCTGGTCCAGTCTTTGATAATATTCCATATCTTGAATCACTCGATATTGTTGCTAAGTTTACTACTTCTCCCGAAGCCATAAAAGAAAATCCAGAACGTCTGTTTTTAAGATAACACATTCCATATGCTCTTATATCAGCTTTACAAGCTTCCCAAAATATAAAGAATAATCTATTTGCTTCTCTATAATCAGGTGCTCCAACATCAATCTTAGACCATTGTAAATACATGTAATGAGTACCTGTAACATAAGTGGCTTTTCCTTTATTATAAAACCAAAAACCTTCTTCCCGTCTTTTAAATTCTTCATCAATATATTCAAACCACTTTTCTTTAAAGTCTTGAGGATATTGTTTCCAATCAAAAACTGTTTTAATTTTACTTAAAGTTTTAGGGTATTCAGTTTTAGTCCATTTATCATTTTCAAATTTATGAACATTTTGTTTTTTAGGTAAAGCTATTTTTAAATTTTGTATTTCATATATTTCACCTATTTCACCTGTTTTAGATATAACTACTATGTCATGATCTTCATTATATCCATATTCCCATTTCTTAAATTTGTTTAATTTTTTAAGAATTTTAGGTTTGATATAATCAGGTAATACTTTATATAGAGTTTGCTCGTACATTACTTAGATCTCCCTTCTGCAAAACCTTTAAAAGTACTTTCTTTCTTAACTTCTTTAGGTTTATTTTCTAACATATCTTGCTCTTCTTGTATTCTATTCAAAATCTCAAAAGCATCAAATATTGCTAATTTTTTAGTAGCTGCAGCATTCTTTAATCTATCTGCGGAAATATCTGGTCCAAAATCTATAATGGGTTCTTTAGCAACTTTAATTAATTCTTTAACTGCTACTCGCCCAGCTTGGATTATATTCTTTTTCGTTTCCTTTACGCTCATATTTTATAACA